TCTTATCAGAGAAGGATTTGTAGTTACACCATCAATTAATCCAGTAGTGTAATATTTTCTGATTAAATCTGTGTCAGCAGTGTCTAAAAATATTTTCATGATTTCGTAAAAAAAGAAAGAGGGAGGTTGGATTCCTGTGTACCAACAAACAACGGGCATTACTACAGTTAGTAAATACGTTGTTGCCTGAGTCCTACTTGGTTGAGTAGTTCTACCCTGCGGTAGCGAGCACCACCTCTGACTCATCACCTTAACCAGCGGTTGCCAGTAAGTTTATTCAGTCACTCCCATGTTGCGTCCAACAAATATAGTATAGCATAAAAAAAGAGAGTGTCAACCCCCTTCTTCCATTTTCTTTTTCTTTGCACCAATATTGTATTTCGTCTCTAATATCCAGTCTCCTTTGTCTTTATATGACAACACTTTAATTTGATTTAAAGGTGCAATGTCTTGTATACGAATTACATCGACCACACCAACCAATCCCCAATCAGCAAGAAGCTGAGCAATACGGTTGCGACGCTGAACATCATTAGAAGTAAGGTTAGCGTGTTTTCCATCAAGAGCAAAAAGTTCTTTAAAGTGGACAAGATAATACCTTCCTTGTTTATGAAGTATGTGACAACTTTGATATATTTTCTTTTCTTTTCTACTTGCTACACCAATTCTTGTGAGAGTTTCTCTGACTTTTAGGAAATCATCTGGTTCATTTAATGTAACTTCAATCATTTGGTCGGGAGACCATGCCACTTCAGGTTCTTTAACAACACTCATTTCGCTCCTCCAGTATCAAATTTAGATTTTATAAAGTTGAGTTGTTTTTTTGTCAGAATTTTTAAAGCTTGTTTTGCTTTTTCGTTACTATATCCATAATAACGTTTTACATAATCAAGGTCTTTAATCATATCCTTACGAAGCCAAGGAGAGAATCTCTTCTTAGTTCTGAGGGTATTTATATAAAAGTCGTATTGCATCCTCTTTGGTAAGAAATTATACCTATTCATTTCATTCGCAAAAAGGATAGCATCCAAGTGTCCTGAGAAACAGCGATTGATTATATATGGTGGATAATCTTTTTCTACTAAAGGGTCTTCATCTATTAAATTTTTCTTTGTTTGGTTAATTGAGTTCAACCAGTCTTTTAGTTCCATCTTCATTATTAAAATAGTTTGCACAAGAACAAACAAGATTACGATCTCCGTAAACATTGTCAATTCGTGATATCGCTGGCCAAAACTTATTAGTTTGATTGGCGGGATATGCTGCCTCTTCACGACTATAATTATACTCCCATTTGTCCGAACTTACAACCCTTGCAGTGTGAGGTGAGTTTTTCAAGATATCTTTATTCTTATCAATCTCTCTGCGAATACTTACCATAGCTGCACCAAATCTTTCAAGTTCTTCTAATGATTCACTTTCAGTTGGTTCAACCATTACTGTTCCTGTAACTGGCCAAGATAATGTCGGTGCGTGAAAACCATAATCCATTAATCTCTTTGCTACATCTTCAGCACTAATACCATCAAAATATCGAACATCAAATATACATTCATGGGCAACTCTCCCGTTGTTACCTTTATATAATACTTTGAAGAAAGGTTCAATACGATGCACTAACCAATTTGCTGTAAGTAAAGATATTTCACTTGCCTTTCTTAATCCATCAGCACCCATCATACGAATATACATCCAACTGATTGGAAGTATAGATGCACTACCTTGAATTGCTGCTGATACACGATGATTCATAAAAGGAACAAGATGTTCTGCAACACCAATCGGACCAACACCAGGACCGCCACCACCGTGAGGAATACAGAATGTTTTATGTAAATTCATATGACATACATCAATACCATATTCACAAGGTTTTGCTAATCCAACTTGAGCATTTAGATTTGCACCATCAAGATATACCTGTCCACCATTTTCGTGAACGATTCTACAGATATCTTTGATAGTTGGTTCAAACACACCGTGAGTTGATGGATATGTAATCATAATACAAGACAACTCAAAGGTATTCATTATTGCTTGTTTTTCCAAATCTTTTAAATCTATATTACCTTCTTCATCACATTTGACAGGAACAATCTTCATACCTGCCATTACTGCTGATGCAGGATTAGTTCCGTGTGCACTTGTAGGTATCAAACATACATTTCTTTTTGTATCACCATTACTTCTATGATATTCTTGTATCGCAGTAAACCTGCATACTCTCCCTGTGAACCTGCATTTGGTTGTAATGATACTTCTTCAAATCCAGTGATATCACATAACCATTCTTGTAAATCAAACATAATTCTTTGATAACCAAGAGTTTGATTTTCTGGTGCAAATGGATGCATATTTGCAAACTCACTCCAACTTACAGGCATAAGTTCTGACGCTGCATTTAATTTCATTGTGCAACTTCCAAGTGGCATCATACCATTTACTAATGAGAAATCTTTTGATACTAACTCATTAATGTATCTCATCATATTAGTTTCACTTTGATACTTATTAAATACATCTTGTCTTAACCAAGGTTGTGTTCTTTCTGGAACATACTTCCACTTGTATCTACCAACTGCTTCAACAATATGATCGATACTATCGCTTTTGTTAACCAAATCTTGTTGTGAATTTAATAATTCTTTGATTTCATCAAGTGTCGTAAGCTCATCTAAAGTGATGATAGTATGATCATCTTCATAACGAACATTATATCCTTCAACTGCAAGAAAACTTTTAAATCGTATTGTATCAAATCCTTCTGTATCATCAACTTCAATACCCAACCAAGTTAATCCTTTTTTCAATATTTCACGATAGGTTAAAATACGAGTTGCAATTCTTTTGAGTCCCTCTGCTCCGTGATATGCAGCATAAAATCCTGCCATATTTGCTAGTAATGCTTGTGCTGTGCAGATGTTAGATGTTGCCTTATCTCGTCTTATATGCTGTTCTCTAGTCTGTAGTGCTAATCGTAGTGCTTTATTACCTTGAGCGTCTACAGACTGTCCTACTATCCTTCCAGGTATTTTTCTTTTATATTTGTCTGTTGTTGCGAAGAATGATGCATGTGGTCCGCCAAATCCCATTGGTACACCAAATCTTTGCATACTACCAACTGCAATATCAAATCCCCACTCACCTACAGGTTGCATTAATACCTGTGCCATTGGATCAACAATCGCAATCTTCATACATTTACAAACTTCTGCTAATCTTAATAATCCATTTCGATGTCTTAAATTTCCGTGACTATTTGGTAATTGTACAATAACTCCAAAAGCATCAGCAAAAAAAGCGATTGGTATTGAACTATCAAAATCAATCTTGATAATATTGATACCTAATGGTCTTGCTCTCGTTTGTAATACTTCTAGTGTTTGTGGGAATAATTTATCATCAACTATAAAATCTTTTTTCTTACTTTGACTATGTGCAAGTAACATTGCCTCTGCAGCTGCAGTTCCTTCATCTAATAAAGATGCATTTGCAACTGGTAATCCAGTAAGTTCTGTGATAAGAGTTTGATAATTAAATAATGCTTCTAATCTACCCTGTGATATCTCTGCCTGATATGGTGTGTAAGATGTATACCAAGCAGGATTTTCAAATACATTTCTTTGTATTACTGGTGGTGTAATCGTTCCATAATATCCTTGACCAATTAAACTTCTTTTAACGATATTATGTGAAGCAATATCTTTTAATTCTGTAAGTGCCTGTTGCTCACTACAACCCTCTGGTAATTTACTATCACCACGAAGTAAGATTGAATCAGGAACGATTTCTCTTACCAATTCATCAATGGTAGATAGACCTAAATCAGCAAGCATCTTGCGTTGCTCTGATTCTGAAGGTCCGATATGACGTTGAATAAATTCTGACATACTATCCGCTAATCATTTCCTCATCCATAGTTTTATTACGAATGATAATTGTATTACTATCATAGTCAGGATAAAACTCAATAATATCTTCATTATCCCAACACATCTCTTCATAGAGCATATTAAGTTTCTTCATGTCCTGATACATATCTGATGGTCTCTTATCCATTAAAAAACTCCTGTATTGTAATTGAAGAGAAGTAACTCTTTTCTTGTTTTTTGATTTCTCATATATTCTCCGACTGAACGCATTGTATATGTCAAATCAAATTCAGCACAATTCCAATCTTTAAATCTATCTTTAACTAATTGGTCTGAATTGTAACTTATAAGCATCTCTGATTTATATATTTCACAATGTTTTGCAAAATCATCGTGGTCAAACTTTTTGTGCATAGAACCCTTCTTGCCATATAAATTATCCTTAATATCGTAAGGTGGGTCAAGGTATACAAAGGTTTTTTCTTTATCTCCTAACAAAATTTTATAGTCAACATTTGTAATATACCAGTTACTAATTAACTTACTGTAGACTGGTAACTTATCAATACCTCTCATTGAGAAGTTCGCATCGCTAGCTTGTTCTGAAAATGATGATGATTCTGTAAGACCACTAAAAGAACATTTGTTTATAATGTAGAAACAAACTGCACGGTCTTTATCTGTAATATCAAGGTCATATAATTTTTCTTTTGCATCTTCAAACAATCCTCTTGCAGAACCACGATCAGGAAATCTTGATTTTAATTGTTGTAATTCACTATGAACATAATCTCCATTAACCTGTAACTGTAACCAGAAATTATACAATGGTTCATATAAATCATTAACTACAATTTTTAGATTAGGATATTTTTTTGTAATGTGTAATGCTACACTACCACCACCTAAAAATGGTTCGTAGTATACATCATAATTTCTAAGATCTGGAAAGTATGGTTCCATCTTTTTGCAAGCACGAGACTTGCCACCAGGATATCTTAGAGGTGTTTTAAAAGATTTTAGAGACATTAATCATTCATCGGCATATAGGGTGATCTATTTCTACCTTTGTTTAATTCTTCCCATTCCATTTTAATCTCAATTATTTCGGTAAGGTCTTTTACTGATTGTGACATTGATTGATATCCTGCACCAACAAATATTTGTCCTGCCATTACAGCAACGGTGCAAGCACCCCAAAAAATATAATACTGATAGGATTTAATTTGTGCTTTAGTTTTTGTAAAAGTTGATTTAGTCATTTGAATTCACACTCCACCATAATTTCTGTTAAACAGGCTAATAAATTAATTTCTTGATCTGCTACGAAAGCAATTTGATATTGATATTTTGCAATAATCAATACAGCAGCAGGAATAGTAGTTGGGACAAGAACTTCATATAAAGAATCATATATTCTTCTCATCAATACACCAGAGTCATTGTCAAGATTATCAACGCACCATTTACGAACTTCTGCAAAATTCTTTGTCTTCAAATTTTTCATTAGTTCAGATACGGATACATCTGAGAATGTAACCAGTATACCACTATCTATTTTACCACTTACAGAGTATCTTTGACACTCATTTAATACTCTCCTCCAATCAGGAAAGTGTTTATTGATAAGTTGTGCAACCACTTTTTTATCAGTGTCTACTTTCTCTTGTTCCAAGATATAAGTTAATCTTGAAAAAAATTGTGCTGCTATTGTTGGTTTGTCTTTTTTATTAATCGAGAAATCAACAACAGAACACCTAGAATGTAAAGGGTCGATAATCTTGTTTTTGTAGTTACACGTAAAGATAAACCTGCAGTTTTTGGAGAACTCCTCAATAGTCGCTCTTAGTAGGAGCTGTACATCGGAAGTGGTATTGTCTGATTC